GAACGTCTCCCCCGTGCCTTCAACAAAATACTCGACGAAATTGCGCTCGCCATCAATCGGCGTCCCATGCACCAGGGCGGGGATGAATATATGGCTATCGCAACCCTTGCGCTGGTCTTCGGCTGACAAATCCTTGGCGAACTCATGGCAAGTCCACTTGCCGTCCGCGATAGGCGTGGAGTGGCAGCAAGTACGGCAGTTAGCCTCTGCTGGCTCCTGCTGGTGGCACAGCTTGTACATATCGCACATCTTGCACAGCCAATGCGCCGGGTCGTTGCTGATCCTGTCGGCGGGCTCTGTGCGTTTAACCGTGCGCTCAGCCCGTGCCAGCAAGTCCCTGTATGTCTCTTTGTTGAAATGCACCCATTCGGTGTGCAGATCGTCTGTGTTCTTGTTCACGCAGATATACATGGCGCGGTCCAGCTTCATCATGCCCATGTAGGTCTGCATCTGGGCATAGTGCTGGGGCTTCTCAGCCTGGACGCCCTTGGCCTTTAGGCTGGTAAATGCCTTGTCGTTGGCGGTCTTGATTTCTAGAACAGCCCAAGTTTTCGGCCCTTCAGCAAAGCCCCGGCCAATGCCGTCAAGGCTACCGCCGAAATGACCACTATCGTCGCGACAGTCGATTTGCTTACCATCTTCTTCGGTGTGTAATTCAACCCCGATGGCCCGAAGTTCCTCATAAACACGCGCCTCCTCGCGCTTGCCAGTATTGAACAACCGAAGGACGCGCCCCCCAAACTGGGGGGACGCTGCCCAACGGAATGTAAGCCAGAGAAAACGATCACAATGATGCCCGATCAATGACGCGCCCAGATGCTCGCGGTGGTCTTCTTTTTTGCTCTCGTACCACTCGTAAATCTTGCGAGCCGTGGTGTGCATGGATTCGGGCAGCGGGGGCATTACTTACGCTCCCAAGGCTTCTTGCCGGAAGTCACGGCAACAGTGGCACGGGGCGTCTTGCTCATGGACGTATAGCCCATGACCTTGTTGCGGGTCGGGTCGCGGCGGTCAATGTCCAGCGACATGACAAAGGGAACGTCATGCAACTGCTCGCTGCTCTCCAGCTTGTCGATGTTGCACGCCACCTTGATGCCGTTAAGCTGGCTGCGGGCAATTTCCTCAGCCACCTTGTTAGCGTTCACCACATTCAGGCGCTCCCAGATGCGGCGGCCAGAGTGAGCGCCGTCGATGATCTGGACGGTCAACTCCAGGTATTCGCCGGTCCCGGCCTTCGTGATCTTCATCTGGCTGTCGGTAATCATGGCATTGTAGTCGCCCGGCGGCAGCGGTTCAAAGCTGGTGCGCTTGGGGGCTTCGTAGGTCGAAACGTCGAAATCGAATACAGGCATTGGTCTTCTCCTAGGGGTTAGCTGATGGCTTCGGCAAATGCGTCCCACGACAACGGGATGCTTTCAGGCATATTGTAGCGGTTCTTCGCCATGTAAGCGGGGCGTTCGCTCGTAAACAACAACCGCTCGCCCGTCGAAATGCCGCGATTGTTGGTCTGGTTAAAGCCCACATCGTCCTTCTTGACGATGGTCTTGTAATTGGCAAACAGCACCGCGTCCGCCCACTCACGGACCACAGCGTTGCTGCGTTCCTGTAGCTTGGGCTGGTAGCGGTCATACGGTTCGACTTCAGGGCTATCAAAGCGTTTAATCGTTGTGTGAGCAATCAGGATGACCGCCATGCCCTTGTCGTTTCTCAAGGCATTGAGGCCGTCAAGGATTTCCCGCCAACGCTCAGCAGCGATAAGGCTACCCTTACCATAGGCCAAATCCTTGGCATCGTATTTCTGCTCAATCTCGCGCTGGATAATGGCTTCCAGCCAGTCCAGGCTGTCAATCACCACAGTCTCAAAAGCGTGGTTCTCTTTGTACAGAGATGCGATGGCGTCCATGACATCAGCAAACGATGTCGCCAACGGGAAGTGATCCACGTTAAGCGAGCCAAGTCCGTCCTCAGTCAAGATATAGACGGGGTTGGGCGCACCGGCACCAAATGTTGATTTGCCGATACCTTCTACGCCGTACACCATGATGCGGGGCGCGGACATTGCGTCATTCTTGCGTATGCTCTTGAGATCGAAGGCCATTATTCTGTCTCCTGTTCGACTGTAATTGCGGTTTTTGCGGGCTTGGTCGTGATGGCGGGGGCAATTTCCCGCCACAGGTCCGGGCGGGTGGCCCGGATGTGCTTTAAGACTGTTTCGTCTGCTTTAATCTCAGTCTTGACCGGCTTGTATTCAGTCGGCCATGCGGCGGTAATGGTCAGGAGCGCGTCCAGGTCTGCCTTGTACGACAGCTTGCCGGTTGTGCGGATTTTCAAGCCTGTCGGCAAGGGTATGCTAGTCGTTCCTTCTTCCTTGGCTGGGGATATTTTTAAAATCTTGCCTTCAATCTCCAAGCGCCAGGCGTTAGCGTTCTTCTCAGCTTCCTTGGCCTCAAGCCAGCGTTCGGCCAGATAGTCCAGTTCAGCTTGTTCGTTTGATAATTTCATGGCGGTTCCTTTCGTGTCCGAATGGCCTAGCATGGCGTTTGCGGAATCTGCAAGATGTTTTTTATAAAAAATGCCTATTGCACAATGTTTTCATCCATGCCTATAAGGCGGATCACCACCCAAAGGGATTTTTATGGGACATATCAAAGGCCGTTGTGAACCGGCCTATTCCGTTATCCGCCGCCTCGGCGGTGTTACGCCCACAGCCAAAATCCTCAGCATAGCCCCTAGCTCAGTCAGCCGCTGGCTGATTGAAGAAGGTACAGCCGGTAAAATCCCCCAGAACCATTGGAAAGCCCTGATCGCCACCGCCAAGAAGCGCAAAATCGAACTTAGCCTGGAAGACCTTTTCGGCGTTTAAATCGAGGCAATCATGCGAAATTCTGAGTTCCTGTCTGCCGTTTACGGCAGATTGCGGGACGACTATGGCTGGACAACATCCTTTGCCAGTGACCCCGGCGAAGCCCCGCCAAGCGTTTGGTCAGGGTCTTCATGGTCAGGCTCTGAAAGCCAAAAAATTGTAATCAACAAGCGCGGCGAAGATAACAATTACTATTCTGTCGGCGTGATGAACGCTCGCGGAGGCAATAAGCGCCGCACTAAAGAGTTCTTTACCCGCCTTGCCGTTCTGCTGGCAGATGATTTGGCCGCGCCCGCGCTAAACGATCTGGTCGGCGGCTATTCCTACGCGCTGGAGACATCCAGGGGCAATTACCAGGTCGGCGTTCTGCTCGATCCTGCAGACCCCGACACAAAAGATGTCCTCATAATTGACGCCGTGCTTCAGGCAATGGGGGCCAGCGGTTACATCAAGGCCGATAGCAGCGGTAACAACCCTATCCGCTATGCCCGTCTGCCAGTCGGGACTAACACCAAAAAGCGTGAAGACGGGCAATTTACGACTAGGCTGCTTTTCAGCAAGCTGGACGAAGTTTACAGCTTAGCAGACGCCGTTGCCACATTCGGCCTAGACCTTGACGCCATCAAAAGCGGCATAGCCGCCCCCAAGCCAAAGCCGGAAGGCACGGGCGATGCCGTTGATCTAATCAAGGCAATCATCACGCCTAATTTGGAAGAGCGGTCATATCACGACCCGCTTATGAAGCTATCGGCCAGCCTGGTTGCCAGCGGCCTGAAGCCTGGTGCCACGGTTAACCTGCTGCGCTCTGTTATGCTCGCTTCCAAGCCGGAGGAAGGCCCAGAGCTAGACCGCTGGAGGCAGCGTTTCGGGCCTGATTTGGTCCGCATGGTGCAGGGCGCTGAAAAGTATCAGCCCAAAGAACCGGAACCTGTCAAATCGACAAACCTGACAGAAACTCATAGCCAAGTTAAGGAAGCCACAAAGAACATAAAATGGCTGGTTAAAAACGTCATCCCGCAAGACGCTATGGGAATGCTTTTCGGAGCATCAGGCACGTTTAAATCGTTCATAGCTATCGACTTAGCCCTATCAGTTCTGCACGGCCAAGAATGGACTAAGCGCAAGACGGCCAAAGGTGCGGTTTACTATGTCGCCGCAGAAGGCGGGGCTGGCGTGTCTAGGCGCGTTGATGCCTGGCACCGGGGCGTTGATGTGCCTGAGAACCTTTACTATTGCCGCACCCCGCTGTTGCTTTCTAACAAGGAAGAAATCGGCGCATTGCGGGCTTCCATAGCCGCATTGCCTGAAATACCTGTGCTTATCATTATCGACACCTTGAGCCAAACTTTTGCAGGGGACGAAAACAGCTCCAGCGATATTGCAACATACTTACGGATGCTTTACGGCGAATTGCGGGCTGCGTTTAACTGTACGGTTCTAGTTATCTATCACACAGGCCATAGCGCCACAGAACGGCCCCGTGGGTCGTCTGTCATCACGGCTAACGTGGATTTTCTGCTTGGCTGGTATCGTAGCT